AGGAGCAATGGGGGTTGCGGCGCCAGCAGTTCAACGGCGCTCCGGGCTGCACCGAATGCGGGGGCCAGTAAGATGAAGAGACTGGCCGCCCTCCCGGCCGTCGCGGCGCTGATCGCGGCTTGGGCACCCGCCGCGTCGTTGGCGGCGCCGAAGACGGGCGAGCCGGGCTGGAACCCGGACCGGGAGATCTGCAAGAGCAAGCCGGTGGTCGGGTCGCGGCTGAAACGGGTGCGCGAATGCGCGACCGCCCGGCAATGGGAGGATATGAAGCTGCAGGAGCGGGTCGGGCTGATGCGCAAGCAGGTCAACGGCGATCCGGGCGGGGTTCCGATCACCAACGGCGGGCGCGACACGCCCTTCTGACGGGGCGAACCCAGGGGGCGGTTGCCGCCCCGAGGAGGCGAGGATGAGGATCATTCGGTTATTGGCGGCGACGGCTTTCCTGACGGCCCCGCTGCAGACTCAGGCGGCGGCGCCCACCGCCGCCAAGAACGACGATCCCAGCCGGGAGATCTGCAAGTCGAAGGGCGTGATCGGCTCCCGGCTGAAGCGGGTGCGCGAATGCCACAGCGTCGCCGAGTGGGAGGAACTGGAGCTCCAGGAGCAGCTGGGCCTCAGGCGCCGGCAGGTCAATGGCGACGCGGGCTGCAACTTCGAGCCGGGCAATCCTGTCTGCGGAGTGAGGGCCGGCGGACGCGACACGCCCTGGTGACGGTGTCGTCGGTGCCTGGCCGCTCCGGCCGGGCGCGGCCCGGGCTCCCCATCGAGCGACGAGCGAAGAACGAATAAGCCCCCTCAGGGTGGTGCCTCTCCCACGGACGGGGAGGGAAGGAATGGAGGCCGGAGGCCGCCCCGTCTCGTGAGAGGCGGGGTTTTTTTCTGGAGATCCGAGATGAGATGGTTCGGACGGAAGTCCGCTCGGCCGGCCGAGCGGCCGTCCCTGCATCGCGCCCATGTCGGTGCGATCGCCGGGGAGTGGCCTCGGGGCTACGAGGCGCAGGTTCGGGACGGCTATGTCGGCAATCCGGTCGCGCAGCGGGCGGTGCGGCTGGTGGCGGAGAGCGTCGCCTGGGCGCCGGTCTCCGCCACCGACGGGGCCGCGGGGGCGGCGGCCTCGGCACGAGCGCTGGGGCTGGCGACCCCGCCTCTGCTCGATGCCGCGGCGGCGCAATTGCTGCTCCACGGCAACGCCTTCGTGCAGATCGTCACCGATGCGGACGCGATGCCGGCGGAGCTGTTCGCCTTGAGGCCGGAGCGGGTGACGGTCGAGCCCGACGCCGGCGGCTGGCCCGACGCCTATGTCTACCGAGCGGGGGAGGTGAAGACCCGGTTGCCGGCGCTCGACGGCCTCGGCCGTCCCGCGCTCGTCCATGTCAGGGCCATGCACCCGCTCGACGATCACTATGGGCTAGGCTGCCTCGGCGCCGCCGCTGGGGCGGTGGCGATCCACAATGCAGCGACCCGCTGGAACAAGGCCCTGCTCGACAATGCCGCGCGACCGTCGGGGGCACTGTCCGTGGGGGACAAGGAGACGGCGCTGGCGCCGGAGCAATATGAGCGGCTTCGAGACGAGCTCGAGACGCATTTCAGCGGCGCCGCGAATGCCGGCCGACCGCTGCTGCTCGAGGGCGGGCTGAGCTGGCAGGCGATGAGCCTCACTCCGGCCGACATGGACTTCGTCGCCTTGAAGGCGGCGGCGGCGCGCGAGATCGCTCTGGCCTTCGGGGTGCCGCCGATGCTGCTCGGGCTGCCGGGGGATTCGACCTACGCCAATTATCGGGAGGCCAATCGCGCCTTGTGGCGGCTGACGGTGCTGCCGCTGGCCGAGAAACTGCTTGGAAGCCTCGCGGCGGCGCTCGGCGCCTGGTGGCCGGGGCTGAAGCTCAGTGTGGACGTGGACCAGGTGACGGCGCTCGCCGAGGACCGCGAGCGGCTGTGGGCGCAAGTGACTGCGGCCGATTTCCTCAGCCGGGAAGAGAAGAGGGAGATGCTGGGGTTCAGCTGAGGCGGCGCCCCCTCCTCATTTTCGAAGGACGGGATCATGACAGACACGGGCAATTCGATGCTCGCCCTCCTCGTCGCCCAGGCGGAGGCGCAGGGGGCGGGGATGGTGACCTTGCGTGCGCTGATCGAGGAAGCGAGCGAGGCCGGCGCCGGCAGGGCGCTGGAGGCGCTCGGCCTGACGGACCAGAAAGCGCGCCGCGACATGGACGAGCTGCGCGAGCTGCTCCAAGCCTGGCGCGACGCCAAGAAGTCGGCCTGGGCGGCGGTGGGGGGCTGGGCCTTGCGGATAGTTCTGGCACTGCTGGTGCTCGGGATGAGCATCAGGCTGGGGCTGATCGAGGCGCTGAAATGAGCGAGGGCCGTTCCCCGGCGGAGGCCGGGGCCCAGGCAGCCGCCCCTTCCGGTCCCAAGCCTGCGCGCAACGGCGTGCGGTTCGCCGGCTATGCGGCGATCTTCGAGCGGCCCGACCGAGGCGGGGACGTGGTGCGCTCGGGCGCCTTCGCCCGCAGCCTCAAGCGGGGGACGGGGCCGGTGCCGCTGCTCTGGCAGCACGACCCGGCGCGCCCCGTCGGGCGGATCGAATATCTGAGGGAGGACAGGCGCGGGCTCCGGGTCATCGCGCGGCTTTCGCGCGGGGCGTCGGGGCGCGAGGCCGAAGCGCTGCTCAGGGCGGGCAAGGTGGCGGGGCTTAGCTTCGGGTTCCGGGTGAGGAGGTCGAGAGGGCACAAGCCCCGCCAGATCGCCGACCTCGACCTGGTCGAGATCAGCCTGGTGACCGTGCCGATGCAGCCCGCCGCGCGAGTCCACGCCGTCGAGCCCTAGCTCGAATCCAATGACGGTGAGCTCGAGCGGGCCTTCGCGCCGGCGCGAAGGGAGCGGCAGCTCGCCCGTCCGGATGATCGGAGAATTCCGGCGCGTGCCGGAATGAGGGGACGTGTGTCCAATCGAAAGAGGAGAGTGGTTATGTTGGAAGTGAAATCGGATCCGCTCGAGGAGTCGTTCGAGCCGCTCGAGCGGCAGGACGAGGAGGTGGCGCAGCTGCGCGAGGAAATGGCGCAACTGAAGAGCCGGATCGACGCGCAGGCCATTGCGGGCGCCCGGCCGGCGCTCAGCGGGGCGAAGGCACACGGCTCCGCCTTCGTCGACAATTACCTGAGGAAGGGCCTCGATACGGGCCTCGAAACGAAGGCGCTCGCAAGCACCAGCGATTCCGCCGGCGGCTATGCGGTGCCCGAGGAGATCGATGCCGAGATCGGCAGGTTGCTGACCTCGATCTCGCCGATCCGCGCCATCGCCAACGTCGTCAAGGTGGGCAGCGCGGGCTATCGCAAGCTGGTCACCGCGGGCGGAACGCCTTCGGGCTGGGTCGGCGAGACGGTGGGACGGCCGGAGACGGCGACGCCGACCTTCATCGAGGTCGCGCCGCCTTCCGGAGAACTCTACGCCAATCCGGCGGCGAGTCAGGCGATGCTGGACGATGCGGCGTTCGACGTCGAGGCCTGGTTGGCGAGCGAGATCGCGACCGAGTTCGCTCGCGCCGAAGGATCGGCGTTCGTCGGCGGCAACGGGGTCAACCGGCCGAAAGGCTTTCTGGCGGCGCCGAGCTCCGCCCAGGGCGATTCCGTGCGGCCGTTCGGCACCCTGCAATATCTGGCGACGGGGGTGGCCGGCGGCTTTCCGGCGGTCAATCCCGGCGACAAGCTGATCGACCTCGTCCAGACGCTCCGGCCGCCGTACCGGCAGGGCGCCGTGTTCGTCATGAACTCTGCGACGGCGTCGATCATCCGCAAGTTCAAGACCTCGGACGGCGGCTTCCTCTGGCAGCCGGGGCTCGTGACGGGGCAGCCGGACACGCTGCTGGGCTATCCGGTGGTCGAGGCGGAGGACATGCCCGACGCGGCCGCGGACAGCCTGTCGATCGCGTTCGGCAACTTCCGGGTCGGCTACCTGATCGCCGAGCGGACGGAGACCCAGATCCTGCGCGACCCGTTCACCAACAAGCCGTTCGTCCACTTCTACGCGACCAAGCGCGTCGGCGGGCAGGTGGCGAATTCGGAGGCGATCAAGCTTCTGAAGTTCGCCGCGTAGCCGCTCGGCTCAAAGTGGGACTTTGAGCCGGTTCACCCCACCCCCAACCAACGGGGGGTCCCCCACCCCCTCGAGCGAAGCCCGATGGGGAGGATAAGGAGACGACATCATGATCGAGGGCGAGGCGCTGATCCTGCCGCCGGAGGCGGCCGGGGCGGCGAAGGGATTCCTGCGCGTCGAGCGCGGCGACGAGGACGGGCTGATCGCCTCGCTGGTCATGGCGGCGGCGGAGCTGTGCGAGGGCTTCACCGGCCAGGCGCTTCTCGCCCGAGCGTTCACCGAGACGATGCCGGCAAGCACGGCATGGCAGCGGCTGACCCGCACCCCGGTGCGGGCGATCCTGACGATCGAGGCGCTGCCCGCCGAGGGGGCTGCGCAGCCGCTGCCGAGCGGCGGCTATGCCATCGATATCGACGCCCAGGGCGAGGGCTGGGTGCGGCTGACCGCGGCGGCCGGGGCGCGGCGGATCCGCGTCGGCTACGAAGCCGGGGTGGCGAGCGTCTGGGCGGACCTGCCGGCGGCGCTGAAGCAAGGCATCCTCCGGCTGGCGGCGCATTTCTCCACGAGCCGGACCGCGGGGAGCGGCCGGCCGAGCGACGAGCCGCCGGCGGCGGTGAC